ATGTTCGAACAACGCGTAAATTCTGACGTACTGACCGTTTCTACCGTTAACTCTCAGGATCAGGTAACTCAAAAGCCCCTGCGTGACTCGGTTAAACAGGCACTGAAGAACTATTTTGCTCAATTGAATGGTCAGGATGTTAACGATCTCTATGAGCTGGTACTGGCTGAAGTAGAACAGCCCCTGTTGGACATGGTGATGCAATACACCCGCGGTAACCAGACCCGTGCTGCCCTGATGATGGGCATCAACCGTGGTACGCTGCGTAAAAAACTGAAAAAATACGGCATGAACTGATAACAATCAGCGAAATGTTTGTTTTAAAAGGCGCTACTCGGCATGGGGATGCGCCTTTTTTATTATTGTTTATACAGATGTTTATACAGCTTTGGCTGAACAAACAAAAAAGCACCAGAACAATTCTGATGCTTTATGCCTTTAGTAACCAAAGTGTTTAGTACTCAGGAAGGTTTTCTAAGTTATCCTTGGATGTACCATTAGGTCTAGTAGTAATGTAATCAGTACCGTTGACACGGTCCTTAACCACTTTTTGACCTTTCTTCCACTTACCGTCATCACCTTTGAAAATGGTGTAAAAGGTATAGCCGCTATCGATTTTATTCACTACCCACTGCCGTGTTTCTGATGTCCCTTCTCCAACAGTATCGCCATTATCGACATGCACATACACATGGGTAATGTGAGTGTGTTTATCGTTATATCGGACTTTAGAAATAAGGTAATCAGCCCATTTATCAGTCATATTTCACCAGAAGTTTGAACAGGAAAAGCCCTGCAATACATTTATAAACAACAAAACAGACTCTTCCTATTCCACGACAGCAATGTAGTGATCTAGAGCAATTTTATATTCCTGATAACCTCAAGATAATTCTGCCTTTACGCTTTATGCTCAAATCCCATTAAATAAAGCCAGTCGCTCTTTGTGACTGTCGCTCATATCGAAAGCAAAATCTTCGTGTTCTGCCAGGAATGTGCCGAACGCCATGAGTGCAGAAACCGCCGGGTCTATCTTGTTGGAGGATTTCTTTTTGTTAGGTTTGATATTGGCGTTGGCATCGGACTCCATCACCACGTTACCAATCGCCCAGGCCAGAACCGGATCGCCACGATGGCGCACCACCTTGCGGTTAACAAAAACCTCAAAAGATTTCGCTACCGGACTGAATTTCAGATAGGTTTGCGGGAACGGCTCCACATCGAGGCCAGCCCCCTGTAACTGGGTTCGCAAGTGTGTCGCGTTCCACGTATCAAAGCCCACCAGCCGGATATTGAATATTTCAGCGTCGCGCAGGATATCGTCACGGATGCGATCATAGTCAATACAGTCGCCGGGGGTGGTGCGTATCCAGCCCGCTTTTACCCACTGCCGATAGATGGCGCGGTTTTTGTTAGCAACGTTAAGTAGTTGTGCTTCGGGCAGATAGTGCCGGGTAAGAAGCCTGATCTCGCGTTCAAACGGGAAAGCGTAACTCACACTGGTAATATCGCTGGTTGAGGACAGGTCAAATCCGGCGTAACACTCCATCCCGGACAGATCTTCTTCGGCATAATCGAGTGCACAGGCATCCCATGCCCCGGCACCCATCCACGGAGTGGAACCCTGACACCAGATATTGAAACGCTTGGTCAGCATCTCCACCCATTGTGACGGTATACCCCGCGCTTTTTGGATGGTGGATTCCAGCTTCGCCGCGTCAACGGACACATGCAGGTTAGGGTTGGCCTTGATCCACATTTCAGGCTGCTCAACCTCGCTTTCGTCGTCCAGTTCGTAGATCAGGACAAACAGCGAATCGTTGCTCTCTTCCCCGGCCAGAATCTGACAGCAGTAGTCGTAATGCTGTTTACAGGCTGAGACAACGTTACTCCCGGCGGTCGTTATGGCGAACAAAATAGCCTCAGGACGTGCGCCCATACCCAGCTCAAGGGCGGAATAAACGCCGTTATCCGGGTGAAGGTGGTACTCATCGACAATCGCTAGGCTGGGGTTAGTCCCTTCAATGGTGGCCGCTTTCGCCGCCAGCGGCTTTAGCAGGCTGTTGCTCTTCGGGAAAATGACCTTATGCGCCTGAATATTGACGCGCTTTTTCAGCGGTTTTGACAGCAGGCACATCTGGCGGGCATCGTCGAACACAATCCGGGCCTGATCCCGGCTCACCGCCGCCGTGTAGATATCCTGCTGCCCCTTCTCCATCACAAGAAACCAGTTAGCCAGCATCGCAGCCACGGTGGATTTGGCATTCTTGCGCGGTACTTCGATAAAGGCGCTGCTGTACTTCCGGCGACCTGACTCCCTGACCTTAAAGCCCAGCAGGTTAGCAAAAGCGAACTGCTGCCACGGTTCCAGTTCGATTGGCTGGCGGCGCAACGGGCCTTTGACGTGTGGGCAGAGCCGAGAGAACGCAATAAATCGCTCGACAGTCGCTGTATCGAACTCATAACGGGAGTCATTCAGGTCTGAAAAGTACCTTTCCACGGCCTGTTTAACCCGCTTACAGGCCGGAATTTCTCCAGATTTAATGGCGTTTGCGTAATCATTCCAGACGGTCAATCTCGTCTTCCTCTTCCGTTTCTACCTGGTTACGGCGACGGCTTACCGGATCAAAGCCCAGCAGCGACGACATTTTAATCATGATTTTTTCAGCATCAGCCTTTGCACTCAGTGCCGGGTTCCGGCTCTCTCCGCCCTGGCTGTTCACAATGCTGAACCCACGGCTGGCAAGGTCTTCCACGGCTTTGCGGTACATCGAATAGTTGACGCAATAAAGCTCAAGGCTGTTCCAGTCGGCAGGCGTCAGATCACCACGTTCCGCCAGTTGCTTCGCCTTTGCTTTCCACTGCTGCACCGCGATTTCATCAAGATAAGCGGGCGGTTTGGGTGGTCTTGCCATAAATCACTGTTTTCCTTTTCGTTTTATTTTCAAAAAAATCACCGTTCATAAAAATTTGAGGGGGCGGGTGGTGCCTTGCGGCTGGGGTTTTGTCCTGAAAACCTCCCCCACCCCGTCCTTGCGGCCTGTCAGCGGTTGCGGAAGCATTCCATCACCTCCCGCTCACGTTCGCTCATGCGCTTCACTGGCTGGCGCTCATTGCGTCTGGTGCGGGTCTGCATAAAGCCATCACGGCATCGGGCCAGCGACTGATACAGATTCACCACGTCTTTCTCATTCATCGCAGACCTCATACATCCAGTTATTGCGCCGTGCTGCCCGCTCTTCCTGCTCGATGTAGAGTCCTGCTTTACGGTTCGCTTTGGTGATCGGGTCCTGCTGCGTGGTCTTCTGGTTATGATGTGTCTGGCATAACGGCTGGTGGTTCCACTCAGGCCAGAACAGAACATCATCACCGCCGTTGATAGGGATGATGTGATCGACAATCTTTGCAGGAACGTAGAGGCCCAGCTTCTGGCACTCAACACAAAGGGGGTGACGTTTCAGATACTGAGCGCGGTACTTCTCCCATGAGGCTGAGTAACCACGGGCGCGACGGTGTCCGCGCCTGGCATCCTGCTCCCGCCACGCTTCCCGCCTGTGCTCGTCACACTTACCTGACCTTACCCGCTTATTACATCCCGGTTCGGTGCACCGGCGCATTGGCTGCCATGGCATCAGTACACCCCCACATCACGATAGACAGACCACAGCGCAGAGATAGCCAGCGGAACCTCTTTCGCCTCAGCATCGGCAATCATCGTGCGGTACTCGTACAGCTGAGATACGTACATCAGACAGCCAATCTTGATAGCTGGCGTAAACTCCAGCCCGTTATCAAACCGCTTGCCGATATGCTTCTGGCAAACCTCCAGCGCCGCATCGATGTACGCCTGTATCAACGTATCTTCGTAATCATCATCAATACGGCAATGCAGTTTTGCTTCATCCAGGGTGATTTCTGCTGTCATTTTTCCGTTCCTGTCTTGCAGAGAATTTCCAGCCGGGTACCTTCCGAATCAGGAATAGGAGGCCCGATAATATTGAGAGTGCTGCCAGCAAACGGGCCAGTCAGCACTTTCAGACGGTTGGCTGCGGTAATATCACGGCGGAAACGCACCCAGACGCGGATCGTCGCTTCGGCAACCTCGGCACCTGACGCCATTAATTCCCGGCCACTGATCCCCTTAACCTCAGCCCATATGGTTTCCCCGTCTTCCCAGACCTGAACAACCTGACCGGACGGCTCCCTGTGGGTAGTGAATACCCGAATAGTGACGCGGATTCTCAGCCCCCCGGCTCTCATGCGTCACCTTCCTTGCCGTCTTTGCTGATCTTCACTTCCTGCTTCCATGCCTGGCTGAATTCGTCACCACCATCACGCGGCGGCATCCCCTCACGTTCACGGGCTTCGTTCGGGTTCATAATCCCGTTCTTAATGCCGCGCTCATAAGTGGCATAACGTTCGGTTGGCGTGGCGCGGAGAAGGTCAGCAGAGTCAAATTCCACCTGATAGCGGGTTCCCGGAACCGGAGAGGCCACCAGCAGCGCAGATTTGATTTGTTGCTCGAAGTTCGCCAGCCACGGGCGCATGGTCATGGTGAGAAATGCGCGGCTCGCTTCGCTAAAGTTGCTGTAGGTGCTGTTGCTGTATTCCTGCAGGAAGATGGGCGACACGTTGAACATGCGGGCAATGTCTTCGATGGTGAAGCGACGGGAGGCCAGCCACTCGGCATCCTGATTGCTCATACCAAGCTGCTTGTAGTCCATCCCACCTTCAAGGATCGGCACTTTCCCTGCATTTTTAGCGCCTTTGTAGCGATCCAGCGCATCCATGGCCTGTTTGCCCTTCACGCTGTCGAGATACTCAGCTGTAGTTATGACTCCCGCCGCCATCATGCCATCTTTCATAATGCTGGCACCGTGGCGCTGTTGGGCCAGACCTAACCCCAGCGCCTCACGGCAGATGGAGATCGGGGAGCGCCCCAGAAAGCCATCATCGGTGGAGTAACGCAGGTGCAGGATCTCTTCCTGCAGGTAGGTGCGCACAGCCCCGGTAAACGGCTCGGTAACGGTATATTTGTACTTATGCTGGCCGATACGCTCAGGAATAACCGCCCCCGGCGCATACGGGTGCAGGGATTGCGGCTGGCCGTCGCGGCCCCACTGGATCACCGCATAGGCGTTACCGTTCAGCAGACAGTGGCGCATCATCGTGCGTTTAAACTGGTAAGGCGTCTGGCAGTCGTTAGGCTGTTCGTTCAGCAGAAAATCCACCGGGTGATTGCTCAGCCACTCCCGCGCCTCTCGCCCGTTATCGTTGCGCACGCGGTAGAGGTAGCAGGGCATTGTTGCCACCGCCTCACTGATAACTGATACGGCGTTCATGACCGCCGGCAGAGATTCCGCAGTACCCGCAGACACGTACTCGCCTGATCCGGTATTTGGAATCCCTGCCATCGCCAGAAACTCATCAATGGTCATGCTGCGCTGCTCAGAGGGTTCAGACTTACGGCCAAACGGCCAGATATTCCACATATCAAAGCCCCGCTAATTCAGCCCAGTGGCGACGGTTATCGCCAGCGCGGCGCAGTTCAGGATGTTGGGAGAAAAGCGAACGGTGCGCGATTTCCACGCCGGACTCAGGATAAGCAGGCATAGAGGTCACGGTGATTTCCCGCAGTTCGGCAGCGGTCACGGTGCGCAGGTATGGAGACTGGTCGATATCCCACGCCTCTTTCAGCGCACGGAAACCAAAACTCATACCGGAGATATCGCCGCGTTCCACCAGCTCCAGCACATCGTTGCCAAGCTGGGTATTCGGCGGGGTCAGCTCGAAGCGCAGCCCGGTATCGTCTTCGGACAGCACCAGCGTGCCGGATTTGGTACGCCCCAGAAGCTGGGTATAGTTATGCTCGTACAGCGCACGCACATCGCTACCGGATGCCAGGCTGTCTTTAAACGCCCCTGGCGCGAACTGCTCACGAAATTCATCCCAGATAATTTCTGACAGGCTGTTCCATCGCACGGCATAGCCCACCAGCTTTTTATTGCTGGCGCTCAGATCGGAGGTGCGGATTTCAAAATCTATTGTTTTCATTACTGGACTCCACAGAGGGCAAAAAGGGGCCGAAGCCCCTTAAACGTCAGATCAGGAACCGGAGCCGGAAAGCTCAAGCACCTTAATGGCGTTGGAATCCACTACACTGCCGCCCAGGTATTTATCGGTATGCACCTTGTAGAAACCCGGTTCGGTGATGTTGTCAGGACGGGTACGCACGCCAGTGGTGTGATCCACGATGAAGTAACCGCGTTTGAAGTCGCCCACAGCAAGGAATGCTTTACCCGCAGTCGCATCCGGCATGGTTTCCAGATACTGAACCGGACGGCCCAGCAGCGTATCGGGAGAACCGGCAACCAGACGATCGCGCCAGATGTAATCCCCGTTACCGTTTTTCAGCTTTTGCAGCGTGGCGGCGGTGTTGGAGTTCATCACCCATACGGCATTTTTGCGGTATTTGGCTTTCAGCTTGTACAGCAGATCGATCAGACCATCAGAGGTGACAGCGGCTGTTTCCATTTTTTCCAGCGTGCCGAACGGTCGGGTTTTATCGCTGGTGGCCGCGCGGGCATAAGCCAGGAAACCTTTAGATTTCTTCGTCCCGTCGCCGTTAACAAAATCATTTTCTTCAGTTGCGCTGAAGGTGTCGGAGATTTCAGAAGACAGCCAGCCAAGAATATCCACCTCGGAAAAGTCGAGAATCTCCTGAGTGGTTTTAGGGTAGGCGTAGATCGGGTTGAGTTTAATATCAACGCGTTCCATCTTCGGCGTGGTGGTTTCGGTTCGTGCTTCACCTTCAGTGCCGCGATTAACGGTAGTGCCACCCACAGATACCAGTTTCTGGTATTCGTTGGTTCTGGTGGTTTTCACCGTGGCGATGGAGCGCATCACGCTGTCATCCTGCAACTGGCGCATGATCTCTTTGTCCAGTTCGGGGATAACGGTATAGCCGCCATCAGCCTGCACCAACGTGGTAAGTGAGCGGGTATCGCCCGTCATGATGTAGTGTCGCAGTTCGTCGTTGCTCACTGTCTTACCATCAACGGAAGTACCAGGCAGATTGCGCTGATCATCAGCGACAGCTTCAAGGCGGGTAATTTCAACTTCAAGCGCATCAGCCTGGGCGCGGAGTTCGTCGAACTGTTTGCCCTCTTCATCGTTCAGGCTGCGTTTTTCGGTGTCGGCTTTGTCCAGCATGGAACGCATCTGGGTTTTAAGTGCGGCTTTCTGCTGGCGTAATTCAAGTAATTTCTTCATGAAGTGGTTTCCGTAACAATTAACGTTGAGACGTGAAACCAGCGCTTGGAGGGGAGGCCGTTAAATCTTTTTCTGCCTCTCGCAGGCTGTACTCGCTACAGCTTGACTTAACGGCCAGTGGCGGCTCACGTCTGAGTGCCACTCTTAAAGATATACATGAAAAATATAAAGAAAACCCCAGTCAGGGACGGGGGTAATCATGGCTAAACACGAGTACAAATAATTTACAAATCTTCTGTAAGTTACATTTTGCGGTGTTTCTCATCCTGTTCACGGCGAACCAATTTAGCTTTGAAATTTGTAACTTCGTTCATCAATGAATAAATGATAAAGATTGTAAAAACTGTAACCCCAAGCAACCCACCAGATATTATGAGGGTTATTGTTTTAAATAATTGCCCACCGTCGCCAACCATCATAGATATGCCAACAAAGATAGCTGACAGAAAATAAAAAACTATGCATGTAAATAGCCGACTCCGTTTCACATCAACTATATAAAAAAGCCGCCTAGCTTCATCACCATTTAATTGCTGACTTTCTTTCAAATCGCTTAATTTATAAATTGCTTGCAAGCAGTAAGCTAAAGGAAGAACTAAAACTGCAATGATTGGGGAAGGCGCAGTCAACTTATCCACACCAAAATAATGGATAAGACCGAATAAACAAAGTGCTCCTATCAAAAAAGACAGGATAGTGAATATAAATGTACTTAACACCTTCATATTACCCCCTGTTGTCTATTTCCCCATTAAGTATATTCGCAGACAACCATTTAAACATTTTAAGATATAAGTCATCTTCTGACAACAAACCTTCATGGACTTGGACATTTAGAGAATCAGAAAGTTTCAGTTCTTTGCCCGTTATAATTCCACCATTTTTAAGCTCTACCCTAACGCTATCATTATCAAGATCTCGCAAGGAACTGGCTATAGTATCCAGTACGAACTGACCGCTGCCTGTGGTAGTACGATTATAGCTTATCTCAAGTTTAACATTAAGATTCGCTTCATCCAGTGAATCGTCGAGATCCAATTTACTAGCCCAACCATCGCCCAGCACTGTATCAAGAATTTTAGTCCCTATTCCTGCAGGCTTAAATTGTACTGTTTTAGCTTCAAGACGCTGAATTTCCCTTTTAGCCGCTTCTTTATTTGTTTTGGGATGGAATTGTAATTCTTCACTTTCAATAGGTGAACGCCCTAGCACTACACTCTTAACCGGAGATGCCTCTAATTTTTTCACTATAGAGTTTGCAGGCTTGTCCTTAAAGATTATAGAAGTAACGCCTGTTGTAGATAATGTGTTATTGGCAAACAGGTTATTTACATGCTGCTCAAACTCTTTTGTTCTCAATGCGGCAGACTGGACAATTAAGACATGATTTTTATAAATCCCAAAATAAAGTATAGATTCTACAAACTCTTTTTCCGTCCCTTTATCACCTTTACGCTTCTTAAGCGATGCGGTTGTTATAGGGTCTATTTTATAAGCTTGGGCATTATCTTCCATCGTTATAGTTGCTTGAGTTTTACCCGGTTCGAAGAGTAAAAACTGCCCGAAAAAAATACTTTCGTAATGCTGGCTTTTATTAATGAGGTGAAACCCAGCAGATGGATCATTAGGGTCTATTTGCTCTTTTCTGCTAGATGCTAATTCATAAACACCGCCTTCACCCAAGGCTTCCTCTAAAATAGATTGCAGATATTGCTTTGAACCACCAATTACTGCCCTTTTATAATGAACAGTTCTTCTTTTGTATGTTATGGGTTCTTGTGTAGTCATCTAAGATCCTTAATTTTTTCAATAAAAAGCTAATAATTCAATATGAATATAAATTGCAAATCCCAGCCCTTAAGATAACTCAAGAACAACATAAATCAATCATCAAAGCACAGAACAACACTGCATCTGCTTAAGATTGCTATTTCTCACTCATCCATTCCGGAGGGGCAGGCAATAGAGTCCGGTATCCTTCCAGATGCTCGAGCAAGGCATCCAGCTGTTCTGTATTCGTAACGAGTCGTTCTCCGGACAGGGTGTGCATCACAAAACCGTGTGGGTCATCCCAAAAGAACGCTTCCTCTTCAAGGGCCTTACGGTAATCGGCAGTGTGCATTGTATCAAGACTGGTTAAACCAAACTTTTCCAGGTGTTCCCTACGTTCCTCGTTAGTGATTGGCATGTAGCCCTCCTGTAAAATTTAAAAATATGCGTTTAAGTGTTCACCTGTTCACCTTTGAATTTTTCCTATTTAAATTCAAAGTGTTATATGGTGAAGACTATAATTTTAAGTATTCACTAGTGTTCACCCTAACCCTTCACCTTTTAAAAGAAAAGCCCATTAAAGGTGAACAGGTGAATACTTGGTGAACACTTAAATAAAAAGTGTTCACCCCTTAAGTTAATGTTATATATGTGATTTCATGCAGGGTGAATAGTGGTGAACACTTATCCCATTACTTTTGATTTTCGCCACTGCTACGAGATGTATCATTACACATAGGCATCCAGTCTTCTGAGTCGTCGTGAAGTGTGACGTTTGATCTTATCCCCAGCTTCGTTTTGCGTTTCTGGTATTCCTTTCCGTACTCAGCCATTGCGCCAGGCATGTCGGTGCCGAACCTCATCAGCGACACTGGCTTGCTCAGACCATTAGCCCGCATATAAGCCAGATAAGCGTGATACAGATAACGGCGTGGGCTGAACGGCACGATCTCGGCGTTCCCGATAAACATGCCATCACATACGACTGACGCCATCAGGTAGCCGCAAAAGTCCACCAGTGAATCACCTTCACGCTTGATAGCCAGTGCTTCTTCTGATTTCTGCTGCTCATGTAAAAGCTGTTTGGCTTCGTTCTGGCTGGAAAAGCGCACAAGCAGATGCCGGATAATTACCGCAAGCTCCCCTTCTATTTTTTCTGCCAGCATCGTGTCGCGTTCGTTTTCTGGCACTACCTCGGTGAAGTTGAAAATCACCCGTCGCCGGGAAATGCCGCCGCTGCGGTCACTGAACGTCATAGCGTTGTTATTTACGGCCAGCACCACCGCCGGAATACGGGTTGAATATGGCGCTTTGTGTTTTGGGTCGATAGCCACCTTATCCCCGCCAGTGATAGCTTTAATTCCTGCACCATCGCCAGCGTACCGGGTCATATCCGGCATGATAATCAGCGAATAGCCCACCACCAGCGCCCTTTCTCTTGGGTTCTCCAGCGCCGCCATGCTCGCCGATACTGTATTGGCCTTTCCTGCCAACATCGTGCAGATCTCCGCCATAACACTTTTACCACTTCCGCCCGGCCCCGTTACCTCAAGAAACAACTGCCAGTCGTACCGATTCGCCAGCACCATAAACAGAGCAGACAGTACGCGGTCTGCTTTTCGGTCATTATCCGCTACAGAGCGGCGGAGCCATTTCCAGAAGTTCGGCGCATGGTTTGCCAGAGTCTCCCCTTCTGCTGGTTCGCTGAATGGCAGATCACTCGCAACGAGCAGCCAGTCCTTACGGCTGTGAGGCCGGAACTGTCCTGAGCGGGTATCAAAAACCCCATTGCTGAAACCTATCAGGTTTCGGGCTGTTGCCCCCATTACTGGGAGACCCAGCTTCATTGTATCGACTGCTGATTTGATAGCGTTCTGTGAATACGCCACCTCAGCATCGATGTAGATCTGCGCCATTTCTCGCTGCAATTCTTTGTCTGTCAGAGGAGCCCATACCACACCGTTATAATGGTGTACCGTGTCGGAATCTGCATGGATCGCAAGGTCGCCATCGTAGTGGGCCAGCAGGACTTCTCCGCGCTGGCTAGCACCCATCTGGTTTAATGCCGGAGCCACACCGCTATTGGCAGATTCGCGTTTTGTGACAGGAAGATCGACAACGACATTATCCTTACGGAGTCTTTCAAGATAATCGTGCCAGTCCTCTGGCTGTCGGTCTGGGATCCCCTTATACAGCCTAGCATCCTGCACTCCTGCCCGCGCCAGCTTCTCGCCAATGGCATTAATGAGTATTGGCTCAATGCTCCCTGCCAGATACACACGGGCACTACGGCGCCCTTTGTCAATAATTTGCAGGTTATCCAGCTCTGCTAGCTGTTTTGGCCCCAGATAGATAGGCGGGGTTGTATCTTCGGCAATTTGCTTACCCAGACCCTCTTCCCATCCTTTCGCATGGGCGTATGCATCAGCACCAGCAAAAATAACAGCCTCTGTGAATTTTTCCTTTGGTAGGTGTTTCAGGTTAGGCGCGTTTTTCATTTTTGCAGCCCCCAGCTAACGAAAGTGAACTCTTTAACGAACCTTTCGAGCGGAAAAATGCACGGAAAATCGTAACCATCACGCAGGAACGTCACCCGGTTAAATACGTTATCTTTCACCGTGACCAGCTCGCCGCCCTTATCCTTCCAGCTATCATTGATTTCAGGATTTCGCAACATATGCCTCCCGCGCTTTCACCAGCTCGCCGATAGATTTGTGCAGCAGAGACATAATCGCCCCGACACGGCAGGCTTCTTCACGGTGTTCGTCACCGTCGGGAATGCTGTCAATCCACATGCTCAGTACAGACATTGCGCACTCACTCTCTGAAAGTGCATTTTCAGCGTGCATCAGGACTTCAAAAGGCACCTGTCTCATTTCGCATCTCCCATACCCAGCTCGGCGATTAATGCCCGGTGGATTTCCTGATTAAGGTCACATGCCAGAGAGATATGATTCAGCAGGGTTTCAGAACACTCAGCACAGGCTTTTTCCAGAATGGTTTCAAAGAGTGAAGCGGCCAGCGCTGATTTATATTCGGCCTGGTCTAAGCTGATTGGCTCACGCATAGCGAGCCTCCCGAACTGGCAGACGGCCAGCGAATACCATCACGCAGCCAGCAGGTGATTGCTCACGGGCTTCGCGTTCGGTAGCGGCGGTGATGTGAATGACGTTGCGCCCGATGACGCTCAGTGCGAGAAAACGCCAGATGTAGGACTTCCGCCCTTGCGGGTGTGTGATATGATCTTTCATAGCTGCCTCGTTATCTAAGCTAACGGTGGTGGTTAGCCCTCGTTCGGTACTGGTAATACCGTTCGGGGGCGTTGTATTTTTAGAGATGCACATGTTAGTGTGTACACCTAACGAGATTAACGATAGATCTATAGGTGTACACATGTCAACAGAAAAAGAGATTATTGTCCGTGATAGCCAGCCTCGCGGTGCGGGTAAATCTCCACCTTTCCATATGCGCATTAGCCCTGAACTAAAAGCGCAGCTTGAAGCAGAAGCGGATCGAGATGGCACCAGCCTTGCTAATTGGTTGAAAGAACTTGCCCGCCGTGAGCTCATCACAAGAGGCATCGAGCCAAAAGGCTGAACAGGATTACTCCCCGTAATGCTGTTTACTGCCGGGTTCTCGGTAGTTTGTCGGTAGACCACCAGCCAAAGGGTAGGATTTGAAATCCCACCCTTTCTCTTTTCCTGAACAGGGCTAATTTCGTTAGCGCTGTGAGGCACTGCCGAAATCAGAGCCTCCCCTCTTAAAGAGGGTTTGTTATCCGACTCGCTCAGAGACAGCTGGTTAACCTCGTAATTTTGAGTTACTACCCTCTCGTAAGCCAAATCTGGATTACGGTGCAAAACTGTACGTTGTTGATTTACCTCGTAGAGCAAAAATGCGCTGCCATTGCAGCTACCGAAGAAATTCGTCGAAACCTCAACTGCATATTGTTGATTTTCCTTGATACATCCTCTAAAGATGATTGCCGAACCTAAGCAGTGTTGATGTTCAGGCGAACCCGAATACTTTTCGTGTTTGTTGCCAGCCGATTCTAACGATTCGTTATAATCAAGTTCCTTCAATGGGTTGCAATGTCCGTACGTTAAACGTACGCGGTTGTTTAAACTCGGCATATCACCGAGTTTGGTTTGCGCGTGCGAATTTCGTCGGCTCAAATTCTGCGCAACCCTGATTGAGTTATGCAAATCGCTTGCGGCTGCCTCATCATGATTTGAGCACCCCCAAACGGGGGAGCGCAGATTTTGAACTCCAGCTCGGATTTTGAATCCCTGGTGATAATTTGACCTCGCCAAAACGGGCGAGTGCAAAGTTTGACCACCAGCGGCAAGCCTGGTAATCTGGCGATGTTTCAGTAAAGCGGTATTGCACTGGCGGCCCGGCATGGCCGCCTTTGTTTTGCCGGTCATACAATAGCCTCCACTTTCAGCCCGCCAGCGGTATACCCCTGAACCCGAACACCATCGACGCGATGACGCTTTTTCGTCAGAAAGCGGATGTGATCTGCGTAGACGTACTGCCATTTACCATCGAGTGCCACACGTTTAAACCACGGATGAGGCTTAGATATGATCTGGACAACTGGCGCGGAAGCCTTGCAGGGCGCGGGTTCTGCTGTGCATACCCCCTTATCGTTACCCGTTACTCTATACAGCCAGTAACTTGCCAGCTTCCCGGTCAATTTACGGGTGCGCACGGGGATATAACCCGCCTCACGCATCGCCTTACCAAAAGTGGCATCGTCCGGGTAATACTGGCGGCGTAGTTCCGTAGATACTGAAACGGCAAAGCTGCGTTTAGTCGGGTATTCCTGCCACTGGCCGACAAATTCAAAAGGAAGACCATTAACCCTTCCTTTGGTCTTGTCCTTGCCGCTTATCCCTACATCATGGTCTGCCTCATGCACGGACACGCCGGAACGCAGCCACACCAGCCCGTTACCGTTGTGGCGCAACCCCAGATCGGCAAGCGTAAATTCACCGCGATTAATGGGCGACCAGTCACCGGAAATAACCTGTTTACGGTTCGCTGAAATATCGTGCTGGCTGGCTACAGGGTGAGCGAATCCCTGCCCGTGGAGGGCATTAATCTTTTTCATCTCAGATTACCTGTGGTTAATTAAGCAGATTTACGGCTGTATGGGTTATTGACGTTCTCTACTGCTGGCGGATTACGAACCCACCAGAGCACATCCGAAAGAAGCCAAGCACAGCTATTGCGGCCAAAGTGACAGCGCGGAGGGAAGCGCCCCTGCTGCTCCATCTTCCAGCGGCTGGAACGGGAAAGACTGGTGATCTCGCTGCATTCATCTTCACGGATTCGGCGATCAAACTTAAAGCCGTACTCTTCTAAAAGGGTGCGGCGCTGTTCAGGATTTGGCGGGGTAAAGGTTATATTTTGCATGCTGCCTCCACTGTTTCAATGTTATGCGAAGAGATTAGTGGATAAACGACCAGCATTTCCATTGATTCTGGAATCCTTTAAAAGAACACGCAATTCCATTGAAAGATAGAAATTCCATCAAGATAACGCTCCCCTGTTTAAAACAGTTTCCACAGTAATTTCAACGGCTGTCTCGAGAGAAAAAATCATGAATTTCAATAACTCGCCGAAGATCACCGTTCTTTAACGATTTGATTCACCTTGGATTGTTCATAACAAAGATGAACAATGATGAACGCTGATGAACAGTGATGAATAACCATGAACAAAGATGGAAAAAGTTAGCAAGTAATGACCTAGTAGGGACCGTGGATGGAGCTAGGTATTGTTAGGTGCTGTCGGGTGCCGTTACGTGTCATAACGTGTCATTACGTGTCGTTGAATGCTGTTGAATGCTGTTGAATGCTGTTGAATGTAACGGTAATACACATCAAATATAACAATTGAATCTCCTTGGCGATCATAGAATCGCCAAAAGCTCCAACAAATATAATTAATTAGTATTTTCACATGAAATATAAATAATACCTACTAACACTGCAAAATAATATTCATTCCGTATAATAAATCGAATTTAATGCCTTTCGAATTTTCTCATATATTGCTGATTTAGATAATCCAGTTTTAGATATACCTTCCTCATCAGCTAATTTATATAGTTCGTTTAAAATAGCCGAGATGCTTGGTTTTTTAGAGGTGCCAAACGAATGGCCTATCTTATGTGCTATAAGCTTGACCAGCATCCCCATTAATTTATCATTATATTCCTTTTCATCTTCTTTACGATGCAAGCCGCGTTTGCTGCTTTTCAATGCAATTCCGACCTGTAAAAGCTCATCCCCTCCCATAGCATAAAGATGCTCTTTTCCTTTGTTTTGATTAGCAATTATAGCCACCGCCGCAAGGCATCTGTCCTTTATGGGTTGTGGTGTAATATCTTCATCAATAAGAGGATATGCCAGAGCAAACATATAGTCTGCGGGATAGGCTGTTGAGTTTCCACCTCGAAATAATTTAGATGCTGATAACCATCTACTCAGTTGTCGATAGTATATATTGTAAGCTTCAACTTTCGCTTCAGGGATATCAGCAGTTTTAACTGTCGGATCTACCCCACACATAAGTAGTGCAAGTTGTTTAATATTTAGCTCCGGGGCTTTGGCTTCTCGCTCGAAAATACCCAATTTTAGAAAACTAGTCATTATTCAGCCTTATTCAACAAAACAATGTTAGTGAATCCACCTGATAAAATATCAAGTCTGTCATACCATTTATTCAGCGCATCCAGTTTCTCAGGCAAATACAGACTACGGTTATAAATCGCCATGACTCCCGGCATTGAGTGCCCCAACAACTGTTCGACAACGTGTGGTGCTATACCCATATTATTCATATGCGTTGCTAAAGTTCGTCTTAGATCGTGCAGTGTCCATGGTTCAGAATGCCCCAGCTTTTTATAAACGCCGCGGCCCCACTGACTTACCGCTTCACTGCCTTTAACCGACCCAAGCAAAAGGCCGGATCGTTTCGTTTCATCATGCAGTATTTCAATGAATTTGCGCATGGCATCCGGCACAGGTCTTACAATCTTCTCGCCGCCCTTGCTGTGCTCTTTGGGAACTGTCCAGACCCAGGCATCCATATCCCATTCACTCCACTCTGATAGCCTGGCCTCCTGCGTTCGGCACCCAAACACCATTAGGATTGTCAGTAGCCTGGTGTAGTAAGGCATGAAGCAAGTGCCAGAGGAAATGGCAGCCCATAAATCGCCAGCCTCTTTATCGTTTAATACCCGGTCTTTTTTTGCCTGTTTTTTACCGACATCTGGAATTGTTAAATCTTCAAGCGCGGTACTCACAGCATAGCGACGAACCCGGCAGAATTTCAGGGCTTGTTTGCACATCTGGAACACATAACCTGCGGCGACTGGAGTTTTCTTTTTCATCCTGTCAAAGCAGTCAAGCCAGTATCGGGTTTCGCAGTCAATGAGGGCCATTTTCCCAATGTAAGGGTAAATATGTTTGCGTAGCTCCGCTTTATGCCGCTCAACGTTCGCGCGATTTTCTTCCGCATATTCGCGTATCCAGTATTCGATAGCTTCCTGCACCGTGACCGGTTTAAGCGTTTCCTGAGTAGTTAGCGCCAACTGGTGCTTTGGGTCTTTACCAGAGGCCAGCCACTGACGACATTTATCACGCGAGGAACGGGCCTCTTTGAGACTCATATCAGGGTAGCGTCCCAGAGTCAGCCGATGCAGCTTCTGCCCGTCTAGTCGGTAAGTGAACACCCAGCTAATGCCACCAGCTTTCGTTACCTTAGCGCTCAACCCGGCACCATCAGCATAAAACTCAATCTTACTGGCCGGGATGCCATGTAATCCCTTTAACTTCCTGTCGCTCAGTTTGTTAAGTTCGCCAGCCATAGACCACCACCCAGCCCAAAGTGTTTATACAAATGTTTATACATAATTGCTTGCATAATAGCATAAACAACAAAAAGCACTGGAACAATATACAGCCATTATTTATCATAACTGATTGATTTTAAATAAAATACAAAAACCTCCTCAAAGCATGAAAACGGCTAATCTGACAGTACGGCATGAACTGATACTAATCAGCGAAATGTTTGTTTTAAAAGGCGCTACTCGGCATGGGGAAGCGCCTTTTTTATTAACGTCACACGGGAGGCTTTGGCGATGAACGCAAGATGTGAACCTGTCTATTTTGGCGATGAATCTAAAAAGATAATCCTGGGTGATGCTCTGACCGAACTGAAAAAGCTGCCGTCTGAAAGCGTCGATCTCATTTTCGCCGACCCACCTTATAACATCGGTAAAGACTTTGACGGGATGGTGGAATCCTGGGACGAAGAGGCATTTTTGGCATGGCTGTTTGAGTGCATTGACGAGTGCCATCGCATTCTCAAACCACACGGCACCATGTACATCATGAACAATACGGAGAACATGCCATACATCGATCTCAAATGCCGCCAGCTCTTTACCATCAAGAGCCGTATCGTGTGGTCATACGATAGCTCCGGGGTGCAGGCCAAAAATTACTTTGGTTCGATGTATGAACCGCTTCTGATGATGGTAAAAGATCAGAAAAACTACACGTTTAATCGTGATGATATTTTGGTTGAAGCCAAAACGGGCGCTAAACGTGCACTGATAGACTACAGAAAGAACCCGCCCCAACCTTACAACCAGAAAAAAGTACCAGGCAATGTCTGGGAGTTTCCACGCGTTCGTTATCTGATGGACGAATACGAAAATCACCCGACTCAAAAACCCAAAGCCCTCCTTGAACGCATCATTCTGGCTTCCTCCAGTCCAGATGACAGCGTGCTGGATCCGTTTGCCGGTAGCTTCACTACCGGTGCCACTGCCGTGGAATTAGGTCGCAAGTTTGTCGGGATTGAAATCAATGCCGAGTACGTAAAAATGGGGCTCAGAAGAATGAGCATTGGTTCGCATTTTTCAGAGAATGAACTTGCAAAGGTGAAAAAGCGGAAGACAAAAAATCTGTCTAAAAAGAGTCGATTAACAGCAAAGAACGGCGATCTTTCAGCAAAGTAA